GCTCCAATCGGATAGTACGCTGATTGATACTTCCCCGGATAGCAGATCGCCTGCTGTTCCGGTTAAGACCGCCGGTGCGCTGAAAGTGCCAATGGAATAAACAATTGACGATGCTTCCAGCTTGTTTACTATATTCAAATAATAATCTTCAATATTAATTAGATTGCCTTGGTTATCAAACATAGGGGTTAGCACTATTAGTTTAAAGTTAACCTTAGGCTTAATGGTTTTGTAATGGTCGTTGCTTGGCTCAATGTATGGATCATCAGGCTGTACCACTATGCTATTAGCAAGCGGTGTGGCAGGTGGGAAGGAAAACACCTGCCACGCCGTATCATCAGCTAGCGCGGTAGCGATTGTTCCTCGTAGGGTAGAGATTGCTGACATTATCCTACTTGACCGCCCGGCGCTAAGTGATCCGCAAGTAAACCGCGAACACGTGCCATTAGAGTATTGCCCATGCGATACGGCGAAGGTTGAAAGTCTGGTGAGATGCCACCAGCATTTGAAGCTTGGCGAGCCTGCCAAATGTCAACCGCAATCATCAAAGATGCTAAATTGACTTCAGGTAATGTGGCGTAATTATGAAATGTGTTTGCACCTGTAACTGACCCAAAAGGTTGTAACTGAAACTTAATTTGATCTGCTGCTACTAGCGCAAAAGTAATTGTGTATGAGCCTGTATCGGTTATCGTTTGTGATCCATTAAATGTCGCACCGCTGTGCGTAACTGTAACTGTCTGCCCGATGCTAAATTGATGCGGTACGTTTGTGTAAAGTGTCGCTGAATTGTCGGTTAATTCTGTAGCAACTACTGAAACTGTATTGAACCATAGTTTGCTTTTGACAACGTTTTCAGCTGCTTGGCAGCATTCTTCCACTACTGCTGAGCTATACAATGCACCAATGCCGAGAGCGCTACGCAATTCAGCTTCAGTTACGTATGTTGCAGGCATTGTCTTTCCTTTCTAATGTTAGCCCCGGCGCAAGGGCTGTGCGCCGGGGTAACTCTACGATCTAGTTAGTTAGATCAGGACTTGTTAAACCAGTTTGCACCGGCAGCTACTTTGGTGGCAAGTGCGCCAAAACCATAATAGCCAAGGTCAACAGTTCCATCGCTGTTTACATTGGTACGTAGCTGGAAGCGTGGTGATTCATACCATGTATATGATTCAGGGTTAATTACTGCCATTGAATAATCAGCAGTTCCATCATTACCTGAACCTGTAAAGTTCCGTGATACATATAGGTCAAGACCTGCAACAGTTCCACGTAGGCTTTGTGGTGATACCGCTCCACCTGCGTTTTGTGGGTTTGCTGCATTGTAAATTGGTCGGCCTGCATCGTTGTAGCTCATAATGTTTGCCCATTGATCAGGGGTAACAAGAAGGTTACGTGCAAAACCAAGTGATGCTGTGTAAACGGCGGCAGCTCCACTAGCAATATATTCTAGAAGACCTGTTGCGCTGTTTGCTTTTGCATTTGCGTTTAGAGTACCTGCGCCTTGGATTGCAGTAGCAACAAATGAATCTGTATCTTTTGCGTAAGCAAACTCCATTTGACGTACAAGCTCATCAAAGAAAGTAGGGCTGCTGCGCTCGATGAGTTCAACAGTTGTGATAGAACGGCCTTTGAATGGCTTTACGCTTACTGTAATATAAGAAGCAGTTAGCTGTGTATCAGCAATAGGTTGATTCTCATTAATTTGATCAACAGTTGGAACGGCTGTAATTTTTGGAATCTCAAAAGACATACCTGCATCAGGTAGAGTGCCGCGTGAGATTGCATCAATTACACCGCGATCTGCGTTAGATAGTGGGTTAACAATTTCTGTTAGCTGACGGGTTGGAATCATGCCAGGAGCAGTTGTTGTTTCGTTATCGGCAGCGCGAACATACATCGCTGCATCGTCATCGCCAAGGAACTTTGCACGTAGAGTGTTTTCAAGGTATTTAGCCTTGGTAAACTCTAAACGTGGCTTGGCATAAATTGGTGCTGTAACTGTTGGGCGCGAAGCTTCCACCGCAGGGGCTTCAACCTCAGGCGCAACGGCTACGGCGTTTGTTGTGTCTTCCACAACGGCCTCGCTTTCGTTTTGGGTTGTTATTTCTTTTGCAGCATCATCTTCAGATGCAGCAACGCTCAAAACTTCCGCGCTTTTAAACGCAGCAGCTTGAACAAGACTTGTTTCTTCCATCTTGCTTTTTAGTACACGATATACGCCATTTTCGCGCTTGCCATCAATGACTTCAACGCCAACTGATAGGCCGCTACGTAGTTGCTCAGATGCTTCAATTAATGCATCTGTTCCGCGTGTCGTGTTGCTAATTTTAAATGTGGCATACATGCCGTCTTCATCTTCTCTGTAAGACACCATGCGGCCAATTGGCTTCTTTGCATCATGCTCAAGCAAAAGTTTTGGCTTAGGGCTATCTGGAATCTCAATAGATCCTTTTTCAAATACAACCTTGCCAGCAGATGTCTGCCCAATTTCACCATCAAACGGCACAATTTTGCCAGAGATGGTGCGCTCACTAATTGAGCATTCTAAATCGCTAGTAAATGTTAGGTGCATTTTCATTTCCATTCGGTGATAGGTTTTCCATTTCCATGGCTTGTTCTACTGTAATTAAACCAAGTGATAGTAGTTTTTCAATTACAGTTAATCTTTCAATTGCATTTACTGCCAGGAAAGCATCCTCTACATCAAACTTAACAATGTTAGTTGATGCTGTAATGTCATTCATGCTTAGTCGGCCTTCAATGGCATGCAAATAAGGAGCTAAAGATAGAGAAACAAACTGCCTACGCTCATCTTGAACGTTGGCATACGTCATGCTGTTATTCATATCTGCGCTTATGTAATATGCAGGCACATTCATTAAACGCGCTACTTGCGTACTCATATTTTGTATTAGGTCAACGTAGCCCATGTCCTTAGGACTAAAACTAGTCGGCACGTAATCTAAAGTGCTAGTCAGATAGGCTGTTGCGCGCTGTGATCGTGCCGACTTCCAAGCTGCCAATATGGCATCAACTTCTTCTTTGCTTAAATCTGCTCCAGTATTCTTAATTACACCTGAAGGCATTGGGGTTGCAGTTGCCACGCTTGTTGATTTATCTAAATCAATTGCAGCTCTCAATGTTCTTGCGCCACGAGCCAATACGCCTTCATCTAAACCTTGAAATGTAATTAATGAGCCAAGGCCAGACATAGGCACTTCTTTGCCATCAATGTAATAGCGTGTTATGTATTGGCTTACAGGATCACTATCAAATGAAACGCGACCTGGTGCAATCCATTCAAATCTTGCTGGCCTGCCATCATCAAAGTAAGTTTCTGTTACGCGCCAATAAGCAACGCCAAAAAATAATAGTGAATCTACTGTCCAGGCTAATGTTACAGATATTGGTTGCGCTGTAGCTGGTTGCTCTAGCCATAATGGCTTGCCTAGTTTTTCGCCTGTGCTTTTTTTGTATAAGCAAAGTGGGAACGTTGCGATTGTTCCGGCAATAAGGTTTCTGCATCTAGCTACGCTTGGTACGCTGATAGCTTCTTCTCTGCCTACTGCATTAAATGCTAATGGCAAAAAATAATTGAAAGAATCCGTCATTAACGGCGGTGCAAGTTGCGCCTCTATTTTTGCAGGGCGAAAACGATCTAGTAGACCCATCGTTTAATGATAGCACACAAAACGGACATATCTAGCATTTTAGACATAGATTTGCGGTTTGCTTTGTGGCTTTAACAATTGATGCACGACCATGGCTAATGAGATGGCAGCTGACACATCCCCAGCCGACTTACGGCGCACGATACGCCAACCGGCATCCGATTCCTTAGCCGCGCAGTTATTCATGCTATCTACTAAGGTTTGCTGGCCTGCATGAACAATCCTAGCGTTTACTATGCTGTCATATAGATCAGAGCAAGCCTGATAGAACACAGTTCCAGACATATCCTGTATTTTGTGGCCTGATTGGCTTAACCGCTCAGCTACGCTCATGGTGGCGTACTTATCAAAGCAAATCATCCTTGGTTTGTATTGCTTAGCCCATTCATTGACTTCAATAGCCATTTTAAGTTCATCTATGGCTACTTGGCTTTCAAATTGAGCTATAACGCCTACGCCTACCTTGCCATCATCCATAATCTGACCAGCAACTAGGCTTGCCATCTTTTTATTAACCGATATGTCCATGCCAAATATAGTCAGCCTGCCTGGCTCTAGTTTTAGCTCAGCGAAACCTAAATCCTCAAATGCTTGATGTGGCCATGGCGATTTAAGCGCACTAATCCACATGCAAAGGGTTTCGGTGCGTGTAGCTTCAACGCTAGATGTGGCTATTGCTTCTTCAATGGTTGATTCATCAATTAAGTAGCCCAATGCTGGGTTAGCCTGATACCAGGCGCTCTTATCGGTTATCTTGGCAAAATCATCAGCGCTATATTCCCAATACCCCATTGTAGGCGGTGGATATGACAATGCTTTAGATCGTAAGTCATTTAATACGCTTGAATAGGCATCCCCTGCGTTACTAGTCATAAATATCTGACTATTTGGCCTTGCCCTAGTAATAGGCTTAGCAGCTGTCCATGAATCTTCATCTATTTCACGTAACTCATCAATGTATAGCAAATCCGCGGTCTTACCACGGCTACCATCTCTTGTTGCCGCGACTATCTCATATCTAGCCCCATTAAGAAGCTCTACTGATTCCTGGC